GTGGTATCAACGCAGAGTACAACAAGGTACAACTAAGTATTTTTTTTTTTTTTTTTTTTTTTGCAAGAAAAACTGTCTTTTACCCATTAAAAATGGGTAAGAGACTCTTGGGGGTTTATAACCCTGAAACTCCGCACATCGTGTAAAGCCGTCAAATATCATTAAGATATTATTAGGATTTGATGAGCATCATAGAATTCGGACTCACTAATACAGTATTAAATTGGCACCGTAGAAGCAATTAAAACAAGCAAGCCAACAATCTTGTTTTCATAGTGATTAAAGCAATCACAAAGCTGTGGGTATATTTACCATAGGTGGTATGGAAACAAACAGACCAAAATTACCATCGTCTGACATAGATCTCATAAAGACCAAAGGATTTATAGGATTGGTTCCAGTATCAATAGTTACGGCTATTTTAGTGGTAGTATTACCGCTAAATAAATTAACAGTAGAACTACCAGAAGTAGGAGCACTATAATGATCAACATTGGAACGTGAATGGTATCGATTATATTGGGGTATCGCAACTTCAAGACCACCAGAATGTTGCCAATTTTGGATAACAAAAGGGGAATTAGAACGTGTCAAAAGGTTAGTACCACCATTTATATCAGAAGAAGCACCAGAAAAGCCCAAGCCAGTATAAGAGATAAGCGGCAACAAATAAGTAGTTGCCTGAATATGTGTTGTATCAGTAGAGTCATATGACCTAATTCTAACACCACCTCTAGACATGGCATAAAAAGAACCAATGATAGTATAATAGTCACCTGTAACAGGAGGTTGCGCAAGGGTGGCATTACCATTACAAAAATACAAAGTGTAGGGAAGAATATTAGTGAATCGACTAACTGTATTAGAAGAATTCTGAATCAACATAGAAGAAGCCCTCAAAAGAGAACGTAAAGATAAAACTTTTTCTCCTATAGCCATGCGAGCATTAAGTAATTCATCTTCCATAACTGAAGAACCACCTATAACTCCTGAATGTACATTACTAGGATTCATCTCTGGTTTTGGATCAAAGATTGAAGCCATCTGGGGCACGACACCAATACATGGCGTATAACCCATCGGTCGTGGCATAGCAAATTCAAAATCTTTAGCTCCAGAAACTTCTACAAGAATGGTAACCGTAGAAGAGACAGTAGCAGGGGCCACCAACTCATCTAAAACGAAAAGAATAACTTCACCGTATTGTGAATCATTGCCACTTGTTGCTTTATAAGAAGAAAGCGCGGTCCATGGTATAGTAAAACTAAATTCATTTCCTTCTCGAACATCAATGATTTCTCTATACAAATATGAGGAATCGGTAAGAGACCAAGAAGCACCACCACCATTATCTACATAATAAGGATTAAAAGCTAGTAATAGTCTTCCAGAATGGAATTCAGTTTTAACCAACTTAAAGGTAAGAACAATAGAACCTCTATATAGTGCAAATGCACTAGCTAAGAAGCCTAGAGGCAAAAAGTTAGTCAATGAAGCACCCCCTATTGAAGAGGTACTATTAAAGAAAACATTTGGAGCCATAGCAAAGAAACCCAAAGCGGTACCATTTGTAGCAGAGGTGGTCCAAGAAATAGACTGCCAAAAAGCTGGAATTGATACCAGAAAAGGTATCGACATCTCATCCATATCAGAACCCGCAAAACCTGGTAATACTTCTACTGTATTACGAGAAGAAAGAGAAAGAGGAGCTGCGGTATCAGCTGTATCCATATTAGTCGCATACGGGAAAATTTCAATTTTCCTGCGCTCAGCTGGACTAAGTACAAGAGGACGAGACCAGCCAAAGACGGAGGCAATACCACCAACAATATTTGCAGCCCAAGATACTGGAGTAGCAAATTCTGAAAGGAAAGGTATACTGGTACCAACAAAATCAGAAACTTTCGCGACAACACGCATGGTTGTCTGTATGGGGCCAATGCCTGCTTCTTCTTGTTCTTTTTCAGACAAAGCTTTCGAACGCGGGGTAACTTTGGCACGAAATGGCTTAGACATCTGAGGATTTGCTGCTCCTGCCAATTCAACATCTTCAAAAGACACCCAGAGGGTATAAGAAGCTATAGTCGAACCAGCTGGGGCAACAAGAGGGGAATAAGGGGTAATCTGTACATAGCCTAGATCACCAAGATGACCAGTTGACAGGATAGGACAGTGGGTCAGTACACTAACATAAGGTACCTTAAGAACGGCTTGGGTATCAGTCGAAAGATCAAGTTCGACATGAGGTAATTGGGTGCGTTGGGTAAGGGTATGATTATGAGCGAAAAACCACTGGGTTGAAGCGGCAGGCCCAATTTCAGCTCCTGCGGTTGGAGTCCACGCTAGTATATATCTACCTTGCTGAAATCGATTAGCATTAACTTGCAAGCGATATACTATAGTAGCTCTAAAACCTAAATAACCTTTAAGTTTATTTAGGTATAAAGGAAGCTGTACAATAGTAGAAGGTGTAGCAATATTGTTAAAAGTAGAAACAGTATCAGTAGTAGTAAACGTACCATTTTGGATCGGGTATGGTTTTGCAAGAAATGTCATAATATCTTGCGGGGTGCCCATCTGGGCATTATCAGTTAAACCACTTGCTAAAGAAATTGGATTAACCATTTGGGCGGTGGACTCTATGCCTGTATTCACAACATGCGTAGTCGCTATCTGTTCACCTGAATCATTTGGTTGCGCGCGAGACGCAACGAACAAGTTTTGAGCTGGAACTTGTTCACTAAAACCAGTGTCGGAAAGTTTCACAGAAGGGCCATTTCCTGGGCCGTCATTTTCATTTTTAGAAGACGAGATATAAAACTAAAAGCTTGTCTAGAGCCGTTAGAGTGGTCGCATGGGTTTTAATAAATATAAAAGCGATTCCTATTGCTGTGCGAAAACAGTAGGCACGTAACCAATTATATTCATTTTGGGTTATCCTTTGGATATTAAGCGGGTATCTTTCGGTGGTATTTCTTCTAACAATATAGAAAATATTTAATGAAAAATAAATATATATCATTTCGTGACATACCGACCAGGTATGAAAGGCATAATATGGGTATCGGAAAAGAACGGGCGGAACAAAAAGGGTAGCGAAATAAATTGATATTCGAAAATAATACCAAAATATAAACGCACCTAGTTTATAGTCATTATCTCTAGCCCATTTGAGATCTCGGACTATGTGGCGTCAAAAGAACCAATCTGTGGTTTCAAGGACTTGATAGTATAGTCTTTTCCAGTTAGATGGGTCTATTTTGAGAGGAGTAAAAGGCATTAGTTCCCTATATTTCTTTAAATATCCAGGAGCTTTCTCCTCATAAACTTCCTTACCATGAAGCGTAAGTTCACGCAACATGAATTCAAAATTGGAAACAGCGATACTATGATACATAGCACCACTCCTTGACCAATAAGGAACTTCAAGAAGGGCAGTCATACGGAAAGGTGCCACCCATTTGTTTGTCAATTCACAGTACTTAAATGATCTTTTAAGAAATTCAATGTCAAGTATAGAACGAGAAGGAGGAATAAGCTCACTCTTCCTATCATCAGTATATACCAAACCAAGCTCTGCCAAAACAGGAGGCAATAGTGTACCATTAAACAGATGATCAAATTCAGGTTTAACTGAAATAACATGATCATCACCCAAAATGATACATTTGAAACAATCCCATGGTAATTCCTTCCTAATACAATAGTACTGTAGAGAAATCATAACATACAAGGAATTTACAGTGGTAGTGAGAGGATTACCACTAGGTAAACTAGAAGGCCATTGTAGTACAACCCCTCTAAAAATATGTCTAGAAAAGGATATTTCAAGAAATAACATTTCACGTATGAGACAATTCTCTTGTCCATCATCATACCACAGGTTTATAATAGAAAGAATCTCATAATGAACCTGTGGTAATTCAGTTTTATCAAGACCTTTAAAATCACCGGCAATAACCTGAAGATCGCCGTCGCGTAAGGAAAGCAATTGTTCTGCTACCATATTCCATTCGTCGGAATAAGGATTTACACCAATTGCTAATCCGTTAAACACACGATTCTTGTGTAACCACAAGACAAAAGCGCCGAAATACATCCGAAACTTAACAGTGACAGAAGTAGTGCCAGCAGCTACACCACGGGTAGATTTACCAGGAGGTCTTCGTTCATCTTTTGGAAAATAGGTAAAAATTTGTGTGATACGATGACCTTTCTTATATTCTTCAATATCAGAATATATACTCCGTTCCAATTCCTTACTCTCACACCGAGAAAAATCAAATTCAGGACCTGAACCCCAGAAATGTTGCTTTTTTGGAAGAGTAGTCTTTGTACTGGAACAGTTATAAGGCCATCCAGCACTAGTAGATCTATCTATAGGTCCAAAATCAGGATCATGTTGTAAACCTTCACAAGCTTCACGATAAGTGAAAATACGAGGCTCAACATCAAAAGCAGCTTCTTCTAGTAGCCTACAAAAAACATCTCCAGCTGCATCAAGTAAAGCTTCTTTTTCGACTAGGGAATGATTGAGACAATAACCATCAAGTCCATCGAGAACAGGATCCTTAAAGATGCCATCAACCATCTGGGGCTTCAATGAAGCGGGGCAGGTTAGCGGTTTGCCCCAAGCTCCATGAAGAGGAGATGGTATAATAGTTGTGCGTTCTGGAGCGCTAGGTGCAGGTTCCAATTTCCCCATATTGAAAAATTGTCCCTGTCCAACAATAGTGTCGTCAGGAATAAGATTATCAGCGAAACCATCGTCCATTATAAAGTCTTTTTTTGGGAAAAGATCAATATCGTGGAGAATGTCTTCCTGACAAATAGCTGCTGAAAATCCACGTTGTAAAGCAGCTGCAACGTGAATACCCATAATCTTACGAGTTTGCATTTTAGGATTCAATACAGTGAAAACAGCACCACAATCTCCAGGACGCGTTGTGGCCAAATAACCAAAAGAATACCTAATACGATACTTATCATTTTCGTTGACCGGAATATCTGAATAAGCATCAGCAGTAGCTAAAACGTGTCCCGTACTACTAGATTTTTCTTTATAACCAGGGAAAACTAATCTAAAAGG